CCCCACAGCTCGCCGTACCAGGGCACGGGCTTTTTGGGCGCCGTGCCGATGGTGTGCGCGCGCTTCATGCCGTACTGCCATGTCACGCGCATGGGTCAGACCTCCGCCGCTTCCTGTAGATCGGCATCGTGCTGTGCGGTGCGGCCCGCTGCGGTGCTGAGCACGTCCGCCTGCTCGACCGCCGCCGGCTTGGTCTCCGGCTCCTTGTAGCCCAGCAGATCGCACAGGGCGCGGATGGCGGCAGCAAGCTGCAGCAGTTGCACGCTGGCCTCGGTGCGCCAGAGCATGGCGGCGTCGAGGTCTTCGCGCTCGGCCAGCTCGTCCTCGGTCAGCTCGCCGAAGAACTCCAGGCCGCGCAGGTGGAAGTCCTTGGTCAGCTTGAAGGACATCTCGCCATGCGCCAGCTCCAGGCGCTCGACCTGCATCTCCGCGTCCAGCGCCTCGATCAAGCCTTTGCGCGCATCGTCCAGGTTGTCCAGGTCGAAGCTGGCCTTGTTTCTCTTGTGCTTGAGCAGGCAGGAGTCGCCCAGCGTGAAGCCCTCGAAGGCCCTGCTATCGACGATCAGGTACTTGCGCAGGCGTGCAGTCAGGCCGCCCTTGATGTCGCTGATGTGGATGGTCGTGGTGGTGACGCTGCCGCAGACCTTCACCAGCTCGCCGACCAGGATGCCGGCCAGCTTCTTGTTGGTGGTATTGATCACCAGGAACTGGTCGGCCTCCGCGTAGAAGGCGTGCACGATGGTGGTCTTCGGCAGGGCATTGGCGATCAGGTCGGTCATCACGCGATCGGTGATGGCTTCCGCCTCGTCCTTGCTCAGCTCGCGGCCCAGCTCTTCAACTTCCGCGTCCAGCGCGGATTGCACAGCGGCTTTCACCGGCCCTTTCGGCAGGATCTTCTCGTCATAGCGCAGGGTGAAGGACAGGCCGCCCTCGATCGGGGTGACCAGCTCGCCGGTGACCTGGTTCGGGATGAAGCCGGCGCGGCAGATGAAGGTTTCGCCCAGGGGTTCGAACGGCAGCTCCTGCAGGTGCTGGGCCAGCAGCTCGATGCGCGGCAGTTGGGCTTTGTAAACGATGGCGTTGCGGATGATTTTCATGAAATTGATGCCTCAATACTTCTACTGCGTTGGGATCGGGCGCCGGAGCGCCCGCGTATTGGATTGCGTAAGTTATTGATTTAGAACGGAATATCGTCGTCGAACGTGTCATAGTCCGGGATCTGCTGCTGGGGAGCGGCCTGGCGCTGCTGCTGGGGTGCCGGCTGACGCTGCGCCTGCTGCTGGGCCTGCTGCTGCGGCGCGCTGCCGACCAGCTTGATGTGACTGATGCGGCCGACCAGCTTGTGGCCCGGCCCGTTCTGGCCCTGGTAGGTTTCGATATGCACGTCGTCGATGGTGACCGCCACCTGCTGGCCCTTCAGCAGATAGGGCGCCAGCGCCTCCGCCTGCTTGCCCCAGAGCGTTGCGTCTATCCACTGGGTCGGGCGCTTGCCGGTCTGCTGGTCCTTGCGGCCGTAGTCGCAGGCCAGCGCCAGGTTCACCACGGCCGTGCCGTCGTTCGGTGTGAAGCGAAGAACGGCATCGCGGCCGATGCGGGCCACGTCAAACAGTTGAGCCATGTCAGGCCTCCAGTACGAGCGCCTTGCAGCGCTTCAGGTTGTCGATTGCGGTTTCGGCCAGGGTGATCGCCTGATCGAGGGTGGCGATGCCCATGCCGGCGCGGCGGGCAGTTTCTGCCAGGGCCAGCATTGTGTCGTGCGGCAGGTCCAGGGGCAGGCCGCAGACGTGGTGCAGGTAGATCAGGCGCTTGATCGGCTCGTCGATCCGGTTCAGCCCCTTCTCCCAGTTGCAGCCCCGGGTGTGACTGACACCCAGGTTTCCCCAGAATTCTCTCTGGCTATGCCCGGCCTGCACTCTCAATGCCTTGGCCACCGCCCCGTCGATCTGGGCTGGCGAAGTGATTTTCATCGGGTCTCCTTGCGGTTTGATTTGTGGCGACTATGGTTCCAGAAACGAACCAACGGCGTCAAGCATCTGGATTGTTTTCCGACCCAGGCGTTGCGATACCAGAACCAAACGAGGTGAATCATGCCAGTGGATAGGCGTTTCTTTGATACCCTCATGGCCGGCAAGAAGCTGTCCATGCGGGCGCTGGCAGCGCGGATGGGCAAGACCCATTCCCAGCTGTCGCTGATGTTCTCGGGCCAGCGCAGGATGCAGCTGGACGAGGCGGTCCAGCTCTCGGAGATCCTGGGGGCTCCCTTGCATCGCATCGCGGAAGCGGCCGGCGTCGGCATGGTCCGGGCCAATGGCCGCCGCGTCGAGGTGATCGGAGCCATGAACGGCAGGGGCGTGGTCGAGCTGTACCCGGCCGGGGTGATCGAGCGGGTCACCTCCCCCGACGCGAGCCTGCCGGAGGATCTGATCGCGGTGCAGGCCCGGACGGCGGACACGCCCAACGCCTGGATGGATGGCTGGGTCGTCTTCTGCATGCGCTCGACGGAAATCGAACCGGATGCCGTGGGCCGCTTCTGCCTGGCCAGGATCAAGGGCGGCGACACCGTGCTGGCCACTGTCCGCCGCGGCTATCGCGAGGGCACCTATAACCTTTCCGGCCCGGTCTCGGCCGACTCCGTGCGCCTGGAATGGGCCACGCCGGTGCTGCTGGCGCGCATGTGATCCGACTGGCGGCGAAGATATTTTCACAAAGCGCGAAACGGACGGTTGCAAAAACGAACCGGATGGGCAATGATCCGCACTATGCAGCACGGTGCTGCACCACACCAACGCAATGAGGCATCAAATGAACCGCGAAATCATCGAGTGCGCCAGCGAGGCCGAATGGCTTGCGCTCCGCGAGCGTGACGTGACATCCACCGAGACCGCCGCGCTGTTCGGCTGCTCGCCCTACCTGACCGAGTACGAGCTGTGGCATCGCAAGACCGGCCAGCTCCCGGTCGAGTTCGAGGTAAACCAGCGCATGGTCTGGGGCAATCGCCTGGAGTCGGCCATCGCCATGGGCATCGCCGAAGACTTCGGCCTGATCGTCGAGCCCTTCAAGGTCTACGTGCGCATTCCCGAGCTGCGCATGGGATCGTCCTTCGACTTCAAGATCATCGGCCTGCGCGAGGGCGCGCCGGACAACATCTACCGCGAGCTGTTCCGCGAGCACGGCCCCGGCATCATGGAGGTTAAGAACGTCGACGGCCTGGCCTTCAAGCGCGGCTGGATCGCAGACGGCGAGGACATGGAGGCGCCGCCGCACATCGAGCTGCAGGTCCAGCACCAGCAGGAAGTGGCGGATCTCGATTGGACCCTGATCGCCCCGCTGGTCGGCGGCAACACGCCCCGCCCCTTCCATCGCCTGCGCAATCGAGACTATGGCGGCCTGATCTGCGACAAGATCGCCACGTTCTGGCACTCCGTCGACATCGGCAAGGCCCCGGACCCGGACTACAGCAAGGACGGTGACACCATCGCCAGGCTATTCGCCAATGACAATGGCGAGACCCTGGACATGACCGGCAACAACCGGCTGGCCGAACTGGTCGCCGCCTACACCGCCGCCGCTGCCGACGAGAAGGCGGCCAAGGCTCGCAAGGACGCCGCCAAGGCCGAGGCCCTGCTGCTGATCGGCAATGCCGCCAAGGTGGTTGGCTCCGGCTTCACCATCAGCGCCGCGAAGACCAAGGGCAGCCAGGGCAAGCTGATCACCGAGGCCGATGTCGGCTCCTACGTCGGCGGCCGTGCCGGCTACCGCGACTTCCGAGTGAACCTGAAGTCAGGCGCGCCTACGAAGTGATCTACGTCACCCACATTGACCGATAGTGCCGCACCATGCGGCACCGCACCGAGGCATTGAGAATGACCGACAAGCAGATCGAACCCGCCGTGGATCGCCCGAAGAGCCCGGCCGTCCAGTTCAGCAACACCCTGAACGCCCAGCGCGACGCCATCGCCAAGCAGCTGCCGCGCGGCATCGACGCCGACCGTTTCATCCGCACGGCCATCACCACCGTGAACCTGAACCCGGAGCTGCTGCAATGCACGCCGGCCAGCCTCTACGCCTCCTTCATGCAGGCCGCGAAGGATGGCCTGCTGCCGGATGGCAAAGAAGCCCTGGTGCAGCCTTACAACTGCAAGGTCAGCGAACGCGGCCAGCCAGACCGCTGGGAGAAGCGAGCCCAGTACATGCCCATGGTGCGCGGCCTGATCCAGGTCATGTACCGCACCGGAATGATCTCCATGGTCGACGGCGCGGCCGTCTACGAGAAGGATCACTTCGAGTACGAGCGCGGCGACAATCCGCGCATCGTCCATCGCCCCTACATGGGCATGGAAGACCCTGGCCCGATCATCGGGGCCTACGTGGTCATCAAACTGTCCAATGGCGAGGTCAAGCGCGAGGTCATGACCCGCCGCGACATCGAGAAGGTGCGCGAGGCATCCAAGGCATCCAACGGCCCGGGCTGGACCAAGTGGTACGACCAGTTCTCGATCAAGGCGGTCATCAAGCGCGCAACCAAGCAGCTGCCCACCGACGAGGCGCTTGAGCGTGTGATCCAGCACGACAACGACGCTATGGGTTTCGACTTCGGTGACTCCACCCCGCAGGTCGCCCAGCAGCAGGCGCCGCGACTGGCATCCAGCCCGAGCCAACCGGCGCGGCTGAACAGCATCCTCGGCATGCACACCCAGACCCAGGTGCAGCCGGTGGAGTTCGACGAACCTCAACACGTACAGGAACAACAGCAGCATGACTAAAACCACCGTGAACCAGCAGGACGACCGGCCGCTCTCCCCCCGGGAGCTGGCCGCCCGCTGGGGCATCTCTCCCCTGGTGCTGCGCAACCGCCGCAAGAAGGGACTGCCGCCGACCTACAACCCGATCCTGCGCGGCTACATGCTGTCGGCGATCGTCGAGTTCGAGGGCGGCGGGCTGGTCCCCCAGAAGGAGCTGGCCGAGCGCTGGGGAATCGGCGTGCGCGCCCTGCAAAAACGCGAGAAGGCCGGCAGCACGCCGCCGAAGGTGAAGATCGGCAGCGAGGTCTTCTACCGGATGAACGACATCGTGGCCCTGGAACAGTCCGGGGCCGAGTAGCACCACACCGCACAACACCACACCACCACGAGGCATCAAGACATGAGCGGAGCAGTACAGCAGGAACTGATTGTCGTCCCCAAGGAAAGCGCCCTGGAAGTGTTCACCAAGCCAGGCGGGCTGGAGCCTTACCTGGGCCAGATCAAGGCGGCCGTGACCGGCATCGTCCCCGACCTGTCCACCAAGAAGGGGCGCGATGCCATCGCGTCGCTGGCCTACAAGGTGTCCAAGTCCAAGACCTACCTGGATGGCGTCGGCAAGGAGCTGGTCGACGAGTACAAGGAGATCCCGAAGAAGATCGACGCCGCCCGCAAGCAGGCCCGCGACTTCCTGGACCAGCTGCGTGACGAGGTGCGCCGGCCGCTGACCGAATGGGAGAATGCAGAGAAGGCCAGGATCGAGCGCCACCAGCAGGCCATCCGGCAGATCAATCTGCGGCTCGAATGCCGGGATCTGGATAGCACCGAGCTTCAGACCAACATCGAGTGGCTGGAAGGCCTGACCATTGACGAGAGCTGGGAGGAGTTTCAGTCGGAGGCTGCTGAAGCGAAGGAGGCCGCCCTGGCCGCTCTTCGCGAAGCCCGACTTGCCAGATGGAAGTACGAAGCCGAACAGGCCGAGCTGGCCCGCCTGCGCGCCGAGGCAGCTGCCCGCGAGCAGCAGGAACGCGAAGAGCGCATCGCCCGGGAGGCTGCCGAGCGCGCCGCCCGCGAAGCCCGGGAATCCGCCGAGCGCCAGGTGCGCGAAGCCCAGGAGGCCGCCCAGCGTGCTGAGCTGGAGCGCCAGCAGGCAGAGCAGCGCGCCGCCCAGGCCGCCGAAGCTGAGCGCCAGCGCATCGCCGCCGAACAGCGCGAAGCCGAAGAGGCCGCCCGCCGACGTGAGGCTGATCGCGAGCACCGCCGCAAGGTGAACACCGCCGCGCTCAATGCCTTGGTCAATGAAGGCGTGCCGATAGACTGCGCAAAGCTGGTCATCACCGCCATCGCCCAGCGCCGCATCCCGGCCGTGACCATCACCTACTAAAACCCGGCCGGCGCGCCCGGCCCAGCACTACGAGGCATCAATGTATGGAATTCCTCGCTTGCGTTAACCCGCGCTACTTCGCAGGCATCGAGCTGTTCGCTGCCAAAAATGGCGTTCGCTATTACCTGCAGGGTGTCTACATCGAGCCGCACCCTGAGAAGGGCGCCGTCATCGTCGCCTCGGACGGCCACCGCCTGGCCGCCATCCATGACCCGGACGGCATGTGCAAAGAGCCGATCATCGTCGGCGAGATCACCAAGGGCCTGATCTCCGCCTGCAAGTCCAAGGGCAGCGCAAAGCGCATGACCGTTCCCGGGAAGCTCTGGATCGGAAACGGCGGCGCGATCCTCACCCACAGCCTCGCCAGCGAGCACGCGCCGGATGGCTCCTTCGATCCCGTCGTCCTGCACGCCTCGAAGATCCGCCTGATCGACGGCAAGTTCCCGGACTGGCGCCAGGTGGTCAGCACGCTAACCGCCGCTGAAGACCTGCCGATTCCGGCGCTCAATGCCAGCTACGTCGCTTCCGTATCTGAAGCACTGCGCATCATGGACCCGGACGACAGCGCGCCTGTTGTCCGCCTGTATGGCAACGGCACCGAATGCGCCGCCGTTGCCCGATGCGGAAACCTGGAGATCGGCGAGCGTTTCGTCGCGCTCATCATGCCGGTGCGCTACGACAACGCGCCGAAGTCGGCGCTCCCCGGCTGGATGGCGCCCAAGGCAAAGCCGCGCCTGAAGTATCGCGGAAGCGAGCTGGTCACCGCATAACCAACACCAAACCCGGGCGCTCCGGCGCCCCAACAAGCAAGAGGTAAACACCCATGAAAACCAATCAGCGCGGCGAAGCCGCTGTGTTCATCCTGATCGCAATCGTCATCGTCAGCATCATCGGCGGCCTGTTCTTCGGGCTTCCCCTGTGGAACCGCTGGCGCGCCGGCGTTGCTGGCGAGGCAGAGCTTCGGCAGGCCGAATTCAACCGGCAAATCTCCACGCTTGAGGCAAAGCAGAAGCTGGAGAGCGCCGAGTATCTGAACCAAGCCGAGGTCTTGCGCGCGAAGGGCGTGGCCGAGGCGAACCGCATCGTTGCAGACGGGCTTGGCGGGCCGGAAGGCTACCTGCGCTACCTGTGGATTCAGGGCCTGAGCCAGGGCAGCGCGCCGCAGGTCATCTATGTGCCGACCGATGCTGGCCTGCCGATACTCGAAGCTGGCAAGCGCTAACCACCCGACTACCCGGGCGCTCCGGCGCCCCACGAGGCCAACACCATGACCAAATTCTCCATCGGCTTTTTCCTTGGCGCCCTGATCGCCATAGGAGCCTTCCACGCCGGCAAGGCGTCCGAGCCGTACCCGCTGGCCAATGCCGATCTCTACACGGTCGAGTTCGGCGGGGTCTTCGCGGACTCCGTTGCGCACGGCGCCCGGCGCAGCATCTACGTCGTCACCGAGAAGGCCACCGGCCGACGCTTCCTGGGCATCAGCGGCGTCGGCATTTCCGAGATTGAACGATAACCACCGGGCGCTCCGGCGCCCCAATAACGAGGCAAAAGCCCATGACCTACAAATCCCGCACCGCCGACAAGTTCGTCGTCCGCCTGCCCGATGGCATGCGCGACAAGATCGCAGAGGCCGCCACCACCAACGAGCGCAGCATGAACAGCGAGATCGTCGGCCGGATCTCGCGCACCTTTCACGATGACGCCGAGCGCCAGATCATCATCGACAGCATGCACCACCTGAACCGCCAGCTGACCCAGGCCTATGAGGAAATCGAGCGGCTGCGCGCCGAACTGGCCAAGGCAGGTGACGCTTGACCGAAGAACAACGCCAGGCCGCACGCCTGTTCTCCGGCGAGGACACCCCGAAGGAATGCCGCTGCGATCACAAGCTGCAGGGCACCGGGGTGTTCTTCCAGAGCGTCCGGCTGATCCAGTGCGCCACCTGCAAGGGCTGGCAGGCCATCCGCAAGCCCATCAAATAACCCACCACAAGGAACACCACTGAATGAACATCAAACGCATCGGGTGCCACGATTTACCGCTGCCGAAACAGGAAACCATGGGCGCCGCAGGCTATGACCTGCGCACCACGGAAGCCTTCACCATCCACCCGGGCGAGCGCCGGCTGATCGGCACCGGCTTTGCCTGGGCCTTGCCGGATGGCTTCATGGGACTGATCCGCCCGCGTTCCGGGCACGCCGTGAAGCATGGCCTGCACGTCATGGCTGGCCTGCTGGACAGCGACTACCGCGGCGAGCTGAAGGTGCTGCTGGTCAACCTGGGCGAGAATCCCGTGCCCTTCTCCGCGGGCGACCGCATCGCGCAGATGGTGGTCACCATGTGCTACCAGCGCCACCTGACCGAGGTCGAGGATCTGGGCTGGACCGCGCGCGCCGAGGGCGGCTTCGGCAGCACCGGGCAGGCCTGATCTTCCCAAGCTGGTCCGACTGCGCTAACCGTGGTTCGATTCCTGAACCACGGTGATTCGATGCAGACCACCCACAAGCCCATCCTTGCTGTGCTTGCCAAGGCGATAGGTGGTCGAGGTATACTGGCAATGTGACTGCGCGGGCGGCCACACCCTCCCCAGTGAACGGGCTCTGCTCCACGGCATCCAGGTTGCGCACGCGGCCTGCCGGACATCCCGGCGCTGTCTCAATACGCATGAGGCAGCAAAATGAACAATCAGAACCCCCACGCAAGCCCGATTGCTTCGGTCACCAGCCAAGCGTCCTCTTCCGACTTCGCCAAGATTTTCTACGCGAATGGCATAGGCCAGATCCTCGTCATGCGCGACACGAACGATGAGTGCAATCCAGCGCTGAACATCTACTTCGAGCCGAAAGGGTTTGGCGTTTGCCGCATCGGGCTTGGATTCAAGGACACAGACGACGGCTGGGAGAAGCGCGACGAGGCATTCGCCAAGATGGACCAGGCCATGGCGGAAGAGGCCGTGCGCAAGCAGCTTGCACTGATCGAGGATGCCTGCGAGGCGCTGGAGTGAAGCGCTACGACGACGCCCTTGAAGCGGTGCGCCGCGCCGCCTTCATGGCCAGTGCCAGCGGCGGGCCATACGCTGTCGTCCCGGCCAGGCCGCAAGGCTTCACCGTGGCCGCGCTGAGCGTCGCGCGAAAGCATGAACTGAAGGTGCTGGAAGTCTGCCAGCCGTGAGGTGCTCCGCTATGGCGATGAGAGACTGGAATTCTTTTGATGACATAAGGGCTGACGTGATGGCGTGGATCATCTGCATTTTGATTGGCTGGCTCTTTGGGTGGATTCACGCCCACAACACGGTTGCCGATGAGTGCAGGAAGCTCGGCAAGTTCTACGTCGGCGATACGGTCTACGAATGCACGGCCATCAATCAGCAGAATGACAAGCGCCCGTGAGGCGCAAGGGGGAAGGAAGGTGACTCCTGATTTCAAGAAGGCGTCCGTGCTTAAGGACGCGAATGTAGGATACTACAGCAGCTGCGAGCCGCCGGAGGCGAAGCATCAGCCTGACGCATTCGAAATCGCAAGGCACTCGAAACGCCTGGTGGAACAGTTGCGCGAGGAACTTTCCGCAGCGACTGCAGAGCGCGACCAGCTCCGCGCCGAGGCCGAGCGCCTGCGCATGCAGCTGGCCGCCTGCGGTGTCGTTGCGCTGGCCAACACGCCGGAGTCGGCAGCCAAAGCGCGCGACATGCATCCCGACTACATGAGTGCGTCGTGCCAGGACGTGATGCGTGTGGTTGATCGTGAAATGGCGCTCCGAGCCGAGGTCGAGGCGCTGCGGAAGGATGCGGAGCGGTATCGGTGGCTGCGGAAGGGCGAATCCGACGACGTTGCGGTCGTGAGGGGGCTGGGCGCGATGGACTACGGCATGAGCGCGGTGGCCTACACGCACTCGGAGGAAATCGACGGCGATGACCTGGATGCCGCCATCGACGCCGCCATGGCTGCGAAGGAGGGGGAGTGATTTCGCCCTACGACCTGCGCCGGGGCGACCTGTTCCGCATTCCTGGCTACCCGGTGATCTTCGAGTTCGACCGCATGGATGGCATGTATGTCCACGCTCATGCGCGAGACGGGACTATGGTCGTGTTCGTCGGCGATGTTGAGTTGGTATGAAAAAGGCCCGGCAGGCATGACCTGATCCGGGCCTTTCTCATTCCTTCAGCGCATCCACCAGCCCGTTATGCCGGGTCCTGCACTCGTGATAGGTGGCGGCCCAGGCGCTCATGGTCAGCGCCACGTCGCGGCCGGTGCCGTCAGTCAGCAGCTGCAGGTGCTCCGGGCACTTCACCAGCAGGTTCTGCTGGATTGGCAGCGGCTCCTTGCGCGCTGGCGTTAAGCAGCCCGATAGCGTCAGGCTCAAGGCACACGCGCAGATACACAGGCTTTTCCGTTTCACGAATGATCCCTCGGTCGATGACGGTCTGGTTGGCCTTCAGCTCGGCCAGGCGCTGCTCCACCTTGGCGGCGATGGCGGATTCCCGGGCCAGGGCCTGCTGCTCGATGGCCGCGGCGGCGCGCTCGATGGCCAGGTTGCGGCTGTCCTCGAACCAGCCGCGCACCAGCCAGCCGGCGGCGAAGGCCGCGCTGGCGATGATCAGGTAGAGGTTCACGCCCCCCAGCGCCTTGGCGATCAGGTTCTTCAGCATGGTGCGATCCCGTGCGATGCGGTGCTATCAGGCATACGCCTGCTTATCGAGCTCGTAATGCGGACCATCGAGCAGCGGGCGCCCGCCCTCGCGGCGCTTGCGTGCGGTGTAGTCGGCGATGGACTGGTCGATGTCCATGACCAGATCCAGCCGGCACCAGCAGCCGCCCCAGATGATCGGCACGTCCAGCTCGCGCGCCGCCTGCTGGAAGGCCTCGGCGATGGTGATGTAGAGCGGCCAGTCCCAGCGCACTTCGCCGCCGACATAGGCTGCTACGTCGATGGCGTGCCCGGTCAGGTGCCGGCTGTTCATGGTCTTGCTGGCGCCGGCGGCCACCAGTTCGCGCTGGCGTTCCTTGGTGCGCAAGCCTTCGGTGATACCGAAGTCGATCTCGGTCAGCTCGATGGCACGCTTGACCACGCGCACCAGGTCGGGATGCACGCCTTCCATGCGCGACAGCGAGCGCTGCGACAGCCTGAACTTGCTCATTTCGTCTCTCCTGGGTTGGTGGTGGCCGCTTTCCATGCCGCGACCAGTCGGCTCAACACGCCGTCCTGAATGGCGCGCAAGGCTTCGGCGCCGGCATGGCCGGTGATCGCAATGCAAACCGCAGTCGCCAGCGGCGGGAAGCCCGCCATCTCGCACATCCAGAACGTCAGCACGCCGACGAAGGTGCTGGTCACCAGCCCGGTGATCAGCGTCAGGCTCGCCTCGCGCGCCGTCTCCTTGCGGTCTCGCATGGAGTTCAGGAAGCGGACAAGGCCGCCCCATCCCGAGACGACACAGACCCACATGTACGTCAGCCAGTGGTAGGTATCCGGCGATTTCGCCGCCTCGGCCACCTGCCGGACTTCTTCATTCATACCGCCCCTCCTGGGCGCAAATCTGCGGTTCGATGATAGCGCCAGCGGTGCGGATACGGAACCAGAGAAGACGCGGCACGCCTTGCGTTGGCGCTGCACTGGTCCATGCTGGATAGCACTGTCCTGCACCACGATTGAGGAACCATGACCGATTCAGAACGAGACCCCGACCGCCCATGGGTCGGCAGCGACCCGGCGCGCAAGATCCACCTGAACCTGCCCATGCCGGAGCCCCTGAACCTGCAGCTGGAATACCTGCTGCAGAACAAGGCCATCCGCTCGAAGGCGTCGTTCATCCGCGAGGCCGTGGAAAAGGCCGCCGAGGCGGAGATCCAGCGGCTCTGGATGGTGCGCGAGGCGGTACGCCAGATGGAGAGCAAGAAGCGGAGGTAGGCAGAAAAAGTCCGATTCGGTGACTGCCACACCGGCGTGAGGTCCAGGCAGGGAGCCGCGCCCTTTCCTGAACCGCCGATGACCAGATCGGACCCCAGTTTCTCGGCGGCATCAATTCGTGCGGCCCTGTTATCCTACCAAAAACCCACCCAAGGAACTGTCATGCGCAAGCCCCGCAACGTCGAATACCTGCACCGCGGCATGCTCACCAAGGCGGAACAGTGGCCGCTTGTGATCGCGGCCATTGTCTTCTTCGGCATCCAGTTTGCTCTGCCGGTCCTATTCTACGTCCTCCGTTAAGCCGAACACCTCCCGCAGGTCCGCCGCAGCGCCGCGCGCCTGCTTGCGCTCGCGGCCCCAGGTCTGCTTCGCCCCGCCCATTTCGCGCTTGATGCGCTGCTGGAGCGACTCCCGGGTGATGAAGATCTGGTATTCCGGGCGGCCCGCATAGCGCGCGTTGTGCGCCTGCAGCTCGGCAATCAGTTCCGCGTACTCCTTCTGCGCCTCGGCGGCCTTCTCCGGGTACTTCTCCATCTTGACGATCGCCTTGGCGAGGCGGGACGCATAGTCGCGCTTCAGTTCGTCGTTGGCCGTTTCCATGCGGCGCTGGGCGTAGGTGTACTCGCGGATGTCGGTGATGCGCGAAGGCTGGAAGCCCAGCGACTTCATGCCGACCTCACCGCTGCCCACCTCGGACTCGTCGAGGATCAGGCGGCCGGCGCCGTCGCGCACGCCATTCTGGGTCCAGCCGTAAGCGGTGACCGGGTTCTTCAGGAAGTTCGGCAGGAACTCGGCCACGGCGCCGTAATAGTCGTCCTCGTTGGCCTTGCCGAACGCGCGGCTGCCGCGACCGACGATCAGGTCGGCCGGGATGCCGAACACCTGCAGCGGCGAGTCCGGCGCGATGCCGCCCATGCCGACGCGCGACAGGTCGAGGCCGAAGGGATAGGTGGCGCCCTTCGAGGCGACCTCGGCGATCCAGCGCTGGCCGGTCAGCTCGTACATGGAGCGACGCAGCTCGGTCTTCAGGTCGAGATCCTGCTTGGTCACTTGCTTGTAGGCCTTCTCGATCAGGTCGCGCAGGTCATCGGCGCCCGGCAGGCCCCAGAGTCCGCCCATGAGCACCATGAAGCCGAGCGACATGGCCACGGCCTTGACGCCCTCCTTGCCGTTCTGGGTGGCCAGGCGGAACCAGGCTTCCAGCGACTGCATCACGAAGCCCTTGAACTGCATGATCGCCGCGCCGACGCCGCGCATGACCACCGGGCGGTTGGCCTTGCCCATGCGGAACTGCGTCTCGTCGATCATGAAGTCGGCCAGGCTCTCTGCGCTCCAGTTGCGCAGCATGGTCTGCCGCGCCAGCGCGTTCTTGCCGTAGACCTTCATGGCGCGGGCCTTCACGCCGGGCTTCTTGGCCAGGCGCGCGGCGGCGATGAAGGTCACCAGGCGGTTCAGGCGCTCGGCGAAGGAGAACAGCGAGGCGGTCACCTGGATGGTGCGGTTGAAGAACTTGGCGGCCTGGCGGTGGCCGACGTTGCGCTGGCGCGCGGTGGCCATCACCTCGTAGGTCTGCAGCGGCACGAACATGCCCTCGCCCCAGGATTTCATCAGCTCGGCGCGGATGTCGGCCGGCGCCTTGCTCGGGTCGAAGAAGTCCAGGCCAACACGCTTGTTGACGCGGATCATGGCCAGCGCGTCCTTGTAGGCGAGGGCCATCTCGCGCATCACCATCGGCATCGAGGCGATCTGCCCCAGCGCCGGAATGGTCATCAGGATCGGCTGGGTCAGGTTGACGAAGGCCGTGGCCGGCACGCCAGCGATGTAGCTGAAGAAGCCAACCTGGCGCAGCATGGCCAGTTCTTCCTGCGGCTCGTTGGCATAGGCGCGGTACTTGTTGGCGTACTCGAACAGGCGCGGCGCCTTGATGGCGGCGATGGCGTTGTCCCAGGTGCTGTTGTAGTGCCGGCGCGAAAGGTAGCCCGCCATGCCGGCCATGTAGTCGGCGATGGCGCGCTCGAAGTCGGAGGTGTAGCCCAGCACGTTGTCGGCCTGGAAGAAGTGCTTGCGGAAGCTGCGGCCCTTGATGGCGTCGGCCAGCTGGTCGCGCACCGCGTCCCAGGTGGCGTTGTCCAGCATGGCCACCTCGGCCAGGGCGTCCACGTCGGACAGCTTCACGCCGCCCTCCGGCTTCTTCTTTACCGTCTCGAAGGCCACGATGCGGCGGTTCGGCTTGCCGTCCTTCCACTTCTCGGCCTCGGCCAGCGCCGCCTTGACGCTCGGCAGCTGCTCAACCGGGCGGCCGGCCTTCATCATCAGCCGGTCGCGGGCGGTGAACTCCACCTTGGCGCTGTGAATGGTGCGCTCGTTCTCCTTCATCAGGGCCTGGCGCTGGGTGCGGTTCAGACGGTAGCCGCCCTCCAGCTCGTCCCATTGGGCGCCGATCTCGTCCATCAGCTTCTGGTACGGCAGCGGCAGGTCGCGGGCTATCCAGCCGCCGCTGTACGGGTCATGGATCAGATTCAGGTCGAACTGCTGCTCCTTCACGGCCACCACGTAGTCGCCATAGCGGGCGAACGGCACGTAGCCGGTGCGTTTGGCCTGCTCGATCTCCTGGATGAAGCGGGCGATGTTCTGCAGGCGCTCGGCCTTCTCCGCCGGCGTGGTGGCGTCGATCATCGCCAGGATCTCGCCGGCGGCCTTCTGCTGGCCGACCAGCTCGGGGAAGCCGAAGTCCTCCAGGGTTTGGTCCTTGAACTTGTCCAGCGCCTTGTCGAACATCTTGCGCAGGCCCAGGTAGGCCTGGATCTCCGCCTCGCTGAGCTGGATCACCTCGCCCTCGGCAGACAGCAGCGCGTTGATCTTCTCCTTCTCGCGATAGGTGGAACCGCCCTCGGTGAACTTCACCACCGTCTTGCTGCCCGGGTTGACGACGCCCTGCTTCAGCTTGTCCTCGCTGAAGGTGGCATTCAGCAGGCGGCCCAGCTCCAGCACGGCGTTGACGCGCTTCTTGGATGCCTGCGGCAGCACGTCATACGCACCATGATCCTGCTGGAACTCGTCGATGATCGAGTCGCGCATTTCGAACTGTTCGATGGCGGCGCGATAGACCGGAGCGAAGTCCTTGTGCAGGGCTGCGATCTGGCGCGGGTGCAGGAGGATCTTGGCCAAGCGGCCAATGTCCTGCTGCAGCTGGCCGATGAAGTCGGGCTTGTACTGCACCGGCTCGTCGAGCGCCTTGGTGGCGTCTTCCAGCGCGGTGTCGTCCGGCAGCACGGAGAACCGGATGTCGGCGTTCTCCGGGTCGAAGGTGCCGACGTTGCCGACGGCCGACTTGATCTGCTCGGGGCGGAAGGCGATATAACTGGTGCCTCCGAACTCCTCATCCTTGACGACGATGCCATCGTACCCATCACCTTCCAATTCGGCGCGAAGTTCCTGAGGACTGCCAGCGAATGGGATGGCCCTTTCGGCCAACCACGTAAGGCTGTCGTACCTCTTCGGATTCTGGATCGAGAGGTATACGGGCATCACGGCCCTCTGTGCCGTCATGCCACTCACGTCTCTGTCGCTGAACCAGAACCCCATCCTGGCCGTTTGCGCCCATTCTTCGCTGCTGGCGTTGCTGTCGGTGTTCTCACCTGCGCGGGATGCGTCGAAGACAGAGAAGTCGTTGTCGGTAGCGTGGTACACCACCAACGGCTTGCCCTCGGCATCCACCACCTTGCTGTCGCCGAACCAGCGCTTGAAGGCCGGCGACTCGGTGACCTTCACGGAGCTGAACCGCTCCGCCGCCTTCCCGAACAGCTCGCCGCGGCGCTTCATGGCCACGTTGATCAGGGCATCATGGGCCAGGGCGCGCAGCTGCGCCGGGGTGACCTTGCCGAGCTGCCTGCCGTAGCGGCTGAACAGCCATGCCTTGATGGCGCCGATCAGGTCATCGACCCACTTGCGGAAGCCGGTCGGCAGGCTCTCGTATTCCTCGATCATGTAGGCGCCGAACTCTTCCACCTCCATGCGGGTGGCCACGGCGCCCTGGGCCTTGGCGTCGGCCACGCGGGCGCGGGCACGGTCCATGATCTCGCGCGCCTTGCCGCTGGACCGCTCGGCCTGGCGGTACAGGCTGCCCAGCCGGCCCATCAGTTCGCCCCAGCGCTTGGAGCCGACCAGGTTCTCCACGCCGGAGTGGAACATCTCGTGCAGCAGCACCGCGTTGGCGGTCTGCGGGGTCAGGTTCGAGGCGACCAGGTGGATGGTGTTGTCCGGCGCGGTCACCGCCTGGATGCCGCGCTTGCCGCGCCCCAGCCCCTCGGGCAGGTCGTGGGTGTTGGAGTGGATCTGGATCAGGCCCTTGGCGACCATCCTGTCGATGATCAGCTTGCCATTGACGCCCCGGGTGATGGCCTCGCGCACGTCGGCCGCGGCCATGCCCTTGCCGCCACGCTCGGCGGACAGGCTGTAGCGCGGCTCGCCGCCCTGGCCTTCCACCTCGGCGGTGGCGGCCGCGGCGTCGGCATTGGCCTCCTTGCCCTCGGCCTCCAGCTCCGCCTCCAAGGCTGCCAGCGCCTCCTGCTTCTCGGTCAGGTCGGCCAGCTCGGCGAACGGCGCGCCCAGGCGGCTTTCGATCTGCTCCAAGCGCCGGCGCATGTTCTGGCTGGATTCCTCGCGCTTGGTCAGCTCGCGGTCCAGGCCGTTGACCTGGTTGGCGGCGCGGGTGGCGATGCCGTTCACGCTGGCCATCGGGTCGATGGGGAACACAATCAGCGGATCAGGATCGCCCGGGATCTGCAGGTGCGCTTCAGCCGCGAAGCTGCCACCACGTATTTCCACGCCGGTGTAGACGATCGGGAAACCGCCCACCTCGCCAAGGGTCTGCTCGCCGACGGTATAGCCTTCGGCCAGCTCCTTGAACTTGCCGAACAGCGCGTTGCTGAATTCCTCGCGGCTGTCGTAGGTCTTGCCGCCCACCTTGCCGGTGAACTCGCCGGCCTTGATGGGCTTGCGCTGGGCAATGGCCTCCTTGAGCTGGGCGATGACTTCGGCGCTGTGCTTGATCGAGGCCTCGGCGCCCATCTTCTCGCTGCGCAGGCGGCGCTGGTCGTCCATGTGCGCGGCATACAGGCGGCCCAGGCGTTCCACGTCGCCCTTCAGGCCGGCCAGCTTCAGGTAGCGCTCGTCGCCGGAAGCCAGCGCGGCGGCCATCTCGAAGGCCGATGCCTCGGACACGTCCTCCATGGCGCGCACGGAGCTGTCGCCGGTCATGGCCTGCTCGATGAAGCGGGCCTTGCGGGCGTTCATGCCCCACATGGTGGAGTCGTAGCTGCCCTTGGTGGCGTAGGCGCGGATGCGCACCTGCTTGTTCTGGTTGCCCTGGCGGATGATGCGCCCCTCGCGCTGCTCGACCGAGGCCGGGAACCAGGGGGCGTCCAGGTGGAACAGCTCGATCAGACGCTTCTGCGCGTTGACGCCGGTTTCCATGTCCTTGCCGCCGATCAGGATGCGCTTGCGGCCCTGGCGCAGATCCTCGAACAGCCTCTCCTTCTTGGCGTGCGCCTTGTGGTCACGCATGAAGGCGATGTGCTCGGGCTTCACGCCGCCCTCGATCAGGCGCTTCTCGATCCACGCCTTCATGTCGAAGCCGCGCGACTTGGCAGACTGCTCGCCCAGGCCGATGTCGGTGAACAACATCAGGGTCGAACCCTTGATCGGGTCCACCTCGCCGCGGGTTTCGTACTCGTTTTCGGCGGTGCGGTGATAGGCCTCGATCATGTCGTCGAGGACGCGGTTGAGCTTGCTGTTCGGGTCGCTCGGCAGGCTCGGGTCCACGAAACGCATGTCGATGGCGGAGAAGCGACCATCGGCGATCACGTTGAGGATGATGTCGTCGCCCGGCTTCGGCGGCCCCCTGCGGTCGCGGATGGCCTTGATGCGATCTTCCAGGGTCTTCTGGTAGGCCTTGTAACCGTCCGGGCTCGGGGTAACCACCACCTGGCGGCCACCCTGCTCGACGCTCGGGCGCTGCACCAGCTGGCCCAGCTGTTCGCTGGTCAGGATGTCCATGAAGCTGCGCACGCGGCTCATGAGCTCGGGCACGTTCACGAACTTGGCGAAGCGGCTGACGCTCTCGTAGCCGCCGGCGGCGTTCTGCTCCAGGGCATCCACCACCTCGCCGAACTGGTTGGACCAGGCGTCGAAGTTGGACAGGCCGTCTTCCTCCAGCTGGTTCGGCTGGAAGATGCGCTGCACGGTGAACAGCTCGCCCATGGTGTTGGTGATGGGTGTCCCGGAAGCGCCGACGATGGCGCGGCTCGGGTTCTTGGTGCGCAGGTACTGCACCTTCATCATCAGG